GACACTTGCGAAGCAGATGTGGATAAGCCCTTCGATTTGGGATTCGAGTTTCAGGTGAGGCAGACGATCGAAGGCTACTGCCGTATCAAAAAACTCGTTCTGCACGCGCATTGGGTTGACGAGAGTCCGCTTGGTGAGTGTCGCGGCGAGGGGCCATGCAATTCCGTCACCGGCTGCGACGTTCCGATATTCAACTATTCCGCTGAGTAATGCCGATGCCCACAAATATTCCACTAACACCAGGAAGCCTTCCACCTGGATACTGCTTCTCGACCTGGGCGCAACTGGTGATCGATATTTTCACGGGCGCCTTTGGCACAATCCCCGGCAGTCTGGGCATCGGCTTCAACTACGGCTCGGACATCCCCGGCGTTGATGACCAGTCAAAACCGTGGATACGCACTGACGTTTCTGGCGGCGATCTCGGAACGTGGACGTTCGGCTACGGGCGGTGGACGAAGAAGCACCCGGTCCCCGCCTCTTCCGACATGCGGCAGATTTGGGTTGGCACGCTGGCCGACCTTTATTCGTTCGACGGCGGTGACGGCATTGATCCGACCGTGACGCCTCCAACGCAAGTCACGGGAAGCTTCTGGGAACAGGACACGGACTTTGCCGCGCGAACGATTGTCGGCGTGGGAACGCTGCCGGTTTCAACGACAGTTCTGGTTGTGGGAGATACTGGCGGATTGGATCGGGTGAAACTCACGCTGGAGGAAATGTTCCCGCATACACACACACCCCAAGCTGAGGAACAGGCCGGTAAGCCTGCCAATAAAATCTGGGGAAGTGATCCGAATCCGCCTTCGGGTGGCGGGAATGTTTATCCGAGCAACGACGGACTGGCGAGTGTCGGCACAGTCGAGACGCCGATCAACACAACGCTGGCTAATGCTGGCGGTGATACATCGGCAACGCCTCCGGTTGATTCCAAGCCGCACGAGAACATGCCGCCTTACGTCGCGGTTTATGTCGTAAAGCGGACAGCACGGGTTTACTATACAGTTTGATGAGACTCACATTAGGCGCGGCAAGGCCAACCATTGCCAAAATCATTGGGGCTTGCGCGGACAGCGATAAGGTTCCGTTTTACTTGAATCAGGCTGTCGAACGACTCCTGCCGCGCGGGAAATGGAAGGGCACGTTTCAGCGCTACCGCACATGCGTCAACTCTGCGTGCATCACGCTTCCCCGTCATTTTGAAACCGTCGAAGGCTTTGCGCTTTGCAACTGCCCCGGCATGATCCGCAATGAATTCTTCGAGTTCCAAGGTACATCCTACGGCATTCTCAGCGAAGGCGATTGCCCCGGCAATACGCTAATCACTCGTGGCCTTGCCGTTGCCTTCGACGAGATGAGCAGCCGAACGCAGAAGATTAAGGTCTATGCAGACATCGACGAAGATCCCGATGCCTATATCCTTCTTCAAGGATTCGACGAGAACTCCAATTGGATTCTGACGCAGCTTCCAGACGGAACGTGGATCGACGGCGAGCGCGTGCCACTCAGCACGACATTCCAAATCACGGTCAACTACTTCAGCAGCTTGACCGGAGTGCAGAAGCCAGTGACGAACGGCAACATTCGCCTTTACTCGTACGACGTTCCGAGCATGGCGAACGTGAATGCGCTGGCGGTTTACGAACCAGACGAAACGCTTCCCCAGTATCGCCGTTACCTGATTCCCGGTCTAAGTATGTCGGGCACGAATAACCAATGCGACAATGACTGCGACCTGCATACCGTTGACCTGTTGGTCAAGATGGCATTTATTCCCGTCGCGCGTGATACCGACTACCTGATCATCGGCAATCTTCAAGCGCTCAAGCTCTGCGTGCAGGGCATCCTTCAGGAAGAGAACGGGCAATATGATTCAGCCCTGAAGCTGATCGAGGGAACGCTGACGAACGAATACGGCACACCGGGGCGACGTGGTGGCGCGATTCCATTACTCGAAGAGGAATTGGCTAACTTCAACGGCGACGGACCCGTAGCCACACCTCGTTTCCAAGACCCAGCGTTATTCGGCGCGGGATACATCGAGAACATGATCTGATATGTCAGCCAAAGTTTTAGCCAATTTGCTTGGGACAACGCCCGCGTATGGGACGAGCGACTTCCTTGGATACATCCCCGATCTTCCTGAAATCAGCGCGCAGACAGAACAGAAGAAAGCCATCGCTGGAAACATTGCGGCATTGCCAGAAGCAACCCAACTCGCCGCAGGCATCAACAAGTTCAACTTCCAGCAGTTGCAGGACATGCTCAAGGCCGCGATCCCCAATTACGACGAGATCATGCAAACGGGAGGAAGGCAACTTTCGTCAATGCTCAGGGGTGAAGTGCCGGAGGATGTTCAGAGGGTGGTTCAGCGTTCGCGTGGCGCAAAATCATTTGCTGGAGGCTATGGCGGATCGGGAATGGCTGGGGCAGCAGAAGCAGAAGATTTGGGATTAACCTCATTGGGCATCATTCGAGAAGGTCTTTCTGCGTCTGAGCGTTGGTTGCAGGCTGCGAGTTCACGCCTGCCACGCTTGGCCGATGCAACGTCGATGTTTATAAGTCCGCAACAGCAAATCGGTTTCGCGGTCGAGGAACGCAACAATCGTTTCAACTACAACCTCTACAAAGCAAAGGTAGCCGCGAGTGCCAGTCGGAAAGAAAACGCTGTCACTGGGTTGACCGATTGGGTCGAGGGAATTCTAGCGAGCGCGGCGACGATGGGCATTGGCGGGGCTATGGGTGGTGGCGACGGAATGACGAGCATGATGGGGGGCGCAGGTGCCGGGGCAGGTTCTGGCGGTGGCGCTGGCACTGGCACAAACACGGGCGTGTATGGCTACGGGGGATCGGCGACTTGGTAAATAAATGGCTGAACTGAACATTACTTTTGAGGCGGCGTGGGTGCAGCTAAGTGCGGGACTTCATAAACCCCAAAGCCTATTAACGGATAGGAGCAAAGAGGCTGCATCCATGTCCCTCTTTTAGACGGCATGGCCGAATTAAATCTCAACTACGAACCGGCATGGTTGCAGCAACGGCCTGATAGCAACCAGCCGATGAGCCTTGCTGAGGCGTTTCAGTTGAAACAGCGGCAACAGCAGTTGGACATTGAGAAGTCACTGCTACCGCTGAGGCAGCAGGAGATGCAGGCGCAGATTGCGAATGCGGCGTTGGATCATACGCTCAAGCAGGAACAGGTGGATGTGGCGCTGAAAGCAAAATCGGCAGATGCCGCCGTTTGGAAGACCATTTCCGAAATGGACGATGCGAGTGATCCAGCGTCGTGGAAGCCTGTTTATGAGCAATTATCCAGAACCCCCTGGATAAGTCCCGGCACTAGACATCTCATTGAGGAAACCCAAAAGAGCGCGGCAGAGGGAAAGAGGACCGCCGATAGGCTTCAAACTGCGTTAGATATTGCTAATCTAAAACTTTCCATGCCGCAAAAGGAAACGGCCCTTCAGGATGCGATTGATAATCAAATTCGAGACGAGAACACGGTGCTAACAGCGCAGGGTAAACCTCCGATGACGCCAGCAGAATTGGCGCAGCGCCGTTCCGAGCTACGTGCGAACGCTCCGATTCTTGGCGGTGGAAAAGAGGCTACGCAAGTCTTTGACGTAAACGGCAACTTGATGTTCTCGCAGACCAAGGGCGGGGGAATGCCGCAGGGCATCACGCCGGGTTTGCAGACGACCGCGCAGAAGGAAATTCTGAGCAACAAAAAGGCTTTCGACATCGCCCATGATCTCGAAGCGTCACTTGATCCTTCGAGCGTTGGGGCTGTTGGCGTGATCAACAATTTGGTCTTTGACAAAGCTCTCTCGCAGATAGATCCCAGCCTCGCAAACAATAAGCGCATCGACGACCGGACGAAGCTGATTACGGCAAGAAATCAGATCGTACGACTGATCAACTCGGATTCAAGGTTTTCGGCACTCGACAGGCAGGAGGCCGAACAAGCCCTTCCGTCGCCGGGGATCATCGAAAGCTATCCAAACGTCCAGCAGAAGCTCAAAACATTGCAGGCAATATTCAAACGGCGAAGCTATCAGGATTCCGTGTCTCAAGGTGTCCCGCCTCCGTATTGGTCGATGCCGACGCAGGACGAA